CTCAGAGTTTCAGTTAATTGCGGGCCGAAGCCCGCGACGAAATGAAACCCGCATTAGGCAGGGAAGGAGGCCAATCCTTCAACAAGTAAGACATTAACACAAACACTAGTGTTCCGTCAATACCTAATTTAGATATATACCTTTCTCCCTCTACCTCTCAGTTCTACATATTCCCCTTCAGTTGTCTTACATAATATATTTAATTCTCTTATCCTTGGATTCTTTAGTATGCCAACATTCTATCCTACAACGAAGACTGTTATTCCCAGAGCACAAGATGCTGGACCTGCTAAAAAAAGGTTAATATCCGTGATTAATTGGTTTATACCTTTCGTATAAAGCAGAACATAATTCATCTTTCCGTTTGTATAGATTATTAGATTCTATCTCACTAATCCAAAGAAGTGCTTGATTATGTTTAAACTCTAAATATGCATAATGAGCATCTTCTACAGTTTTAAATCTGCCTATGTGTATCCTCTTTCCGCTGTGGTAGCTATTACACCTAGCCCTATAATTATTATAGTCTTTGTCGTATGTTATTCCAGAAGGAAACTTCCCCATGTTTGATTTAGTCTCAGTAGTAAAGCAGTTTAATGCCTGTTCTACATAAACACAGTTCTCTGGACAGTAGATTTTAGAGTCCCTACCTATTATATCTTTATCTAATTCCCAGTGATCGGGTACTTCTTGATCCTGCCACCACGAATGGAAATTAGTGAATCTTAACCAATCATTACAGCACGTTACTTCTGCATAAGTTGGCCTTTTGGCCTTAAGACTTTTACTATACGACCTCTTTAAAACATCAGACCAAGACTGATAGCAACGGTGTAGTGGGTGAATCCTAGATATTTTCTCGGGCGCATCATTGATACCAACCCCATGAAGTCTATAATCAGTGTCTCTTTTTCCGACCATGTTTACTCTCCCATTTTTATAAAAATATTTGTCTTACAATACACATATACTATAACGAAGGCCTAGTAATGTCAATATTTTATCCAACCACAAAAACCGTAATACCTCGTGCGCAGGATGCTGGGCCAGCCCAACCAACTATTGAGTATGTGAAAATGTCTGAGGATTGGGCACTACTCAATGCTCTTTGGGATGGTACAGAAGGAATGCGTAAAGCGGGTAAATACTATCTGCCGATTGAAGAAGGCGAGTCTGAGAAAGCGTACCGCGCAAGGCTTAACCGCACATTCCTCTATCCCGCGTTCAAATCTACCATTCAGCGTCTTTCGGGGCAAGCATTCCTGAAGAATGTGGTTGTAGAGAATGTCCCTGCTGAACTTGAATACCTTGAACACTTCTTTGATTCAGAGGGGCGCTCTATTACAGAAGTGGCCTATGACCTGATGATTGACCAACTTCGCTTTGGTAAAGCACACGGTCTGGTTGATTACCCGGAGGCAACCCATAACCTGACGTTGGCTGATGAACGTGCCCTCAAGATTCGCCCATATTTCACACGTATTGATCCCCGTGATCTGATTGGGTGGCGCAGTCGGCGTGTTGGTGGTGCTGATATTCTTGATCAGATTCGTATTCAGGAAATCATTGTTGAACCGTATGAAGAATTTGGTGAGATTGAAGTATACCGTGTGCGTGTGTTCTATCCTGACCACGTAGACATGTATCGTATCTCCGAAGAACGGGATTTGGACTACGAATTCACGAGTGATTTTACCCTTGGTGAGATCCCGCTAGTGACGGCTTATGGTGAAAAGAAAGGCTTTTTGACCGCCCAATCGCCGCTACAAGACCTTGCTTGGCTCAATCTGAGGCACTGGCAGAGTACGTCAGAACAGAACAACATTCTTCACGTTACACGGGTGCCTATTTTCTTTGCGCGTGGCTTTGAAGAAGGTGAACTTACAAACGTAGTATTTGGTGCCCACAGAGGTATCTCCACTACCAATGAGAATGCTGAAATCTCCTTCCTTGAAGCTGATGGTAAGGCAATGGAGCACGGTAAGGATGACTTGAATCGCCTTGAGGATCAAATGCATCGTGCTGGTGCTGACCTTATGGTGAGTAAGAGTGTTGCTCGTCAGACAGCTTCCGCCCGTCAAACCGACCGCACAGAGTCCATGTCTACGGTGCAGACCATTATTGATAGTCTTGAACGTGCCCTAGAAGATGCTTATGAGTTGGCAGGTAAGTGGATTGGTGTTGATGCTTCTGGTGTAAATGTAAATATTGGAACCGAATTGATGCGCGATGATCCGAACCCGATTGAATCACTTTCGAAACTTGGTTTGAGTGAACAAGATTTGATTGCTGAATTGAAGCGCCGTGGTCTGATTGCAGAAACTGTAGAGAATGTGGATTTGCAAACACAAGCACAACCATAAAACAACGAGTTGGGGAACACTGAAGACGAATAAATTGTCATACTTTGTGACAATGGCTATTAAAGCCGCAATAAACTTAAACTATTAATTGGGAAGTCGAGATGACCGATCAAGAGTACGAAGAAAACGGCGAGATGCTGGAAAACGAAGAAAACGATCAGCACGAAGAAGATCAAGAACAACATCAAGAGGTGGATTACGAGAAGTATAAAGCCCTTGAAGAAGAAGCGCAGAAAATGCGTGCTTATTTGAAAAAGAGCAACGAAGAAGCGAAGAACTACCGACTTAAAGCCAAAGCCTATGAAGAGGTTGGCTACTCTCCTGAAGAATTGAAGGAGATTCGGGAGAAAGAAGAAAAGCGCAAGATGCGTGAGTTGGAGAATAAACAAGACTTCAATAAGTTGAAGGAAACTCTCACTACGCAGTTTGAGCAAGAAAAACAACAATACGAATCAAAAATTCAGTCTTTGCAGTCAAGTATGGAGAAAACTCTTATACAGCGTGATGTTACGTCCGCTATTGCAAAGAATGAAGGGATCGAAACACTGCTTCGGCCCCATATTGAAAGCAACGTAAAACTCATGGAAAACGATGACGGTACATTGGTTCCACGGGTGATTGATAGCGACGGGAGTCCTAAGTTCAACAGCAAAGGTGAATACATGTCTGTTGACGAGTTTGTGGCAACCCTTCGTGAACACGATGATTTTGGCGTAGCCTTCCGAGGTCGTCAAGCAAGTGGTGCGGGAACTAAGCAGGCCGCTACAAATGGAAAGCAGCCGGTAGCTAAAAAGCCCCGTAGCCAGATGGATAATAAAGAACGTGAGGCGTTTGTATCCCAGTACGGATGGGACGCTTACCACGAACTTCCAATCTCTTAATTAATAGTGGCCAATATTACTAGAAATGATATTGGCCACACGTTATAATCCCTAAGTTTAATTTTCTTTAGGGTTTTATATGGAAAAGATTAGTAGAAAAGAAGCGAAAGACAAAGGACTGAAGTATTATTTTACCGGAAAACCTTGTAGGAACGGCGGGGTTTCCATAAGAAGAGTTAATAATTACGATTGCTTATGTGATAACTGTAAAAAAGTGAGAGTTGACTCTGGTAGGGATTGGAGAAAAACAGATTCTGGTTTTAGATCTTACAGACAATCCGGTAGAAAATATTATCTAAAAAACAAAGACTTTTGTGATCAGCTCATAAATAACTGGAAAGAAACAAATAAAGATAAAACTAGACAGTATGCTAGGAATTATCGGAAAAAAGATATTTACAGAGCTGTATATAAAGCATACTACGAAGAGAATAGGCACGAGTATGCTAGGCGGTGTAAAGAATACCGCCAAAGACTTAAAGAAGTCACGCCGAATTGGTATGACTCAGGTAAAGCAGCAAAGCTTTACAATTTAGCACAACAATTGCGAGATGCAACAGGCGAAGATTGGGAAGTTGATCACATCATTCCCATCAAAGCTGAAGAAGTTTGCGGGTTACATTGGCATGAAAACCTGCAAGTTATTCCGGCGACTTTAAATAGGTCAAAGAATAACAAACTTAAGTATACGGGGTACTTGGAGTGGTTAGAGGAATATGACCGTCCGCTTTATAGCCCTGTATCTTTTGAGTAGCCCGAGATGGGCAAAGTAAATAAAAATCGAAGGCTAACTTAAATAAAGATATAGGAGCTATATTATGGCTATTGGTAATAAAACAGACTTTCAGATTTACGATAAAGAGTTCTTCGGCGGTATGAACGAAGTTCTCCAACAAAACACTCAGGTTTTCAACGGCGCATCTGCCGGTGCAGTTCGTCTTGTGACGGCTTCTCTGCGTGGTGACTTTGAGCGCACCTCTTTCATGAAGAAGGTTACAGGTGGTACTGTTTCTCATCGAGACATCACCTCTACTGCTTCTGTTACTCCAGCTAAGATGGAGCAGGGTGAGCTGGTAGCGCCGAAGATTAACCGCCGTATTGGCCCGAACAGCAATACTCTGGATGCATGGAAGAAAATTGAGCAAGACCCTCAAATGTTCTCTTTCTACTATGGTCAGCAGGTTGCTGAAGACGTTGCTGCCGACTGGCTCAACACTTTGGTTCTGGCAGGTGTTACCTGTATGGAAACCGAAACCGGTATGGTGTATGACGCTACCGGCGAAACCGATCCGAAGCTCCGCACTGAATATCTGGTGCGCGGTCTGAAGAAGTTGGGTGACAAGGCACAACGTGTACGTGCTTGGGTTATGCACTCTAACACCTTCTACGATCTGGTAGAGTCTCAGATTCTGGATAAGGTTACTAACGTAGCCGATGCTGTTATTTATGGTGGCGCTCCGGGCACCCTTAACCGCCCGGTGATTGTAACTGACTCCCCGGCTCTCGTTGAGGCCGATGGTATCTCTACTGGTGTAGATGCATACAAGGTGCTTGGTCTTACCGATGAAGCTCTTGTTGCAACTCAGTCTGAAAATCAAGACATCATGTCTGATTTCCCACTGGGTAATGAGAACTTGACAATGATTATTCAGGGTGAGTACGCATTCAACACCCGCGTTAAAGGTTTCAGCTACACTGCCGCAACCATTAATCCTGATGATGCCGCACTGGGAACTGGTACAAACTGGGGATTTGCTGTCCATGACACCAAGCTCGGTCCCGGCGTACTTGTAAAAGTTGCTTAATCAACAAAAGTGAGGATGGGAGGGGTAACCCTCCCTTCTATTAAATGGCAAAGAAAGAACTTGTCTCTTTTTGTAAACCTGAAGAAACCCCGCCTTTTGGTGGGACGATTCATTTTAAAAACCCGCGCTATTTTTACGAGTACGAAAGCATTCCGGCTTATTGTAGTCACTTCTTTGCTAAAGACGAGCGTGTACGCAAAGCTTATCTTGCCGCTGGAAAAATTGAACACGGAAAAGAAAGTAATTGTGTACAGCAAGAAGAAAAAGAAGGGGTATCCGCCGATCCAGAGGATAATTCTTCAGAAGATGAAGAAACTCCATTCCCTTCTGATGGCACACTATTCGATGCTGATATTGATAATATGTCATGGCCTCAACTAAGGGCTTATGCTGCAACACTTACCGATGAACCCATTAAGAACAAGAAAGTTGCGCTTGAAGTGATTGAGCGATTGGGTTAAATGGTGTCATGGATGACATTAGGGAGGCTTCGGCCTCCTTTTTTGTGTCTAACAAGTAAAGGAGATTGTTATGACAGAGCGTATAAATATAAAGGATTGGGAAAGAATACAAGCTAAATATTCATCTTTATACCAAACTATAAACAATGGTATGTCAAGGATGAGCAAGGTTATGCGCAATGTTCAAACATTTCCTTATTATATTGGCCTTGATGT